CAGAGAGCCAAATGGGCCATCTACCAACGGTTCTGACACGCTTATGACATCCACATTGTGCTTCTTTTTGAGCAGAGACTTGTATACGATACTTTCTTCTTGGTTTCTCGCAAATCGGCTATATTTCCAGACAAGAATGGCATCTGCTGGGTGATCTGACGATTTCGCGAGACTAATCATTTTTTGAAACTCTGGGCGCTTGTCAGCTTTTCTACCAGAAATCCCGACTTCATAAAAAATCTTAGATACCACATAACCGTTGCTTTTGGCATAGTCTTTTAATAGCTTTGCCTGGGAATCCGGTGATAATTCGTCCTGCTTCCCAGTGGATACACGGACGTATCCAAAAGCGTATTTCGTTTCCATGTTATCATCTCCTTATTTAATTTTATGCAAAAATGGTATAAAAATAACAGCCAGCACATGAACGAATGTTCTGGATTGCAAGCTGTTTCCGAAGATGATACAATATTCATGGATTTTAATCGCATATCTTCGGGTATGTAGACCGTCTCTGTGTTGGTAGCACTGGGGCGGTTTTTTATTTTGTTTTATTGTCCTAAAGAATCGAGAGAGTTCATTAAGTCTTCCGTACTCATGCCGGCAGCGGAAGAAGTGTATGCGTCAGTGATCTGCTTTGCGTATTGGGTGTATACGTCAGTTAATTTCAATGACCATTCTTCATAAACACTGTACTCGTCCCCATTCTTCTGCATTAGCGTAGCCATTTCGGAAACGCCCTGATTAGAAATCTCGGCCAGTTTTTCAACCTTGCTATTTGATAATTCAGCAAGCGCATTTAAGTCTCCGGCAATCGGAGCTGCTTCGTTATTATATTCTTCCACAAGTCCCGGAGTCGCGTCAGCAATCTTCTTTGTATAATCATCGAGAATGCTTTGATATGTCACTTCGACTTCCGGTTCTTTTTCCGTAGCCTCTGTTTTCGCAGTATTCTCTTTTTCTGGCTCTTTATCTCCGCCACACGCTGTCATGGACAACGCCATAGTTCCAATCAACAGCATGGTTACAATTTTCTTTTTCATATTTTCCTCTTTTCTCCTGTACCTCAACACCACTTTACTCTATATAAACGCCGAAGCGGTTATATCGATACAAAACAAATCATCTAAGCTGTTAGTATTTCTAAATTTTCGTTTTTTGTTCTTTCGCTCCAACGGATAGTATTCACGCTGTAGTTAGAAAATCCATCTTCCACTCCTTTGCTTATGGAATTTGAATCGTTTAGCAGTACAACTAATTGGCTATCATGTCTTCTATATGGTTTAGTATCGTTCCAAGCAAAAAGAGCATTACTCATTGCGGTCTTGTTCGGATTATTTATAGCAAGGCATAGTCGTTCTGGCTTTCGCTTAGACCGCTGTATAGCAAAGTCGTAGTTATGGGAGAAACCAGATTTCCCAGTAAATGAAACATTTTCCATACAATAAATATCATTTTCCAAAAAGAAATCTTGTATGTCATCCAGAAAAAAGGAAGAAACCTTCGTTCTAGAGGTCATGTACATATCTGTTACACGAATAAGGCATTGTGTGAATGCATGCTTTCTTTGTGCAAATTCAGGAGCCGGAGCCCGTAGCGTTAATTCGTTTTTTTCTAGTTGAACTCCAAATTGAGATAAAATTTGATTAAGTTGTTGCTTTCGATTTTTCGTTAGTTTAAATCCTGTCATTTCAAGAGAATTTAATGTATATCCATCATCTGTGAATAAAAGTTCATCATTCTCTTGCTTTACATAGAATTGAAAATAATCGCCATCTGTATCTAAAAATGGTGTATTTATTTCATAATACTGACCAACTTTGGAAAATGTAATCTCATTTCTGAGCCAATTAGCATAATCATCTATATAGCGCTGAATATCCATAAAAACACCTCCTTCACATTTTGTTATACAAGTTCTAATTGAAAAGAAATATTGGGCTGTTTAATTACATTAAATTTTTTCAAAAACAATATAGTATTTTCTACAAAATTATCAGATAGAATATCTTCGGCTGGAATAGCAAATTGTCTTCCGTATTCTTCAGTATATATGTGCCAATGAGAACCTATAATCTTGGAGCCATCAGGGTTTGGATGAACTTTCCCTGGATTGACATGTAATTCCAATAGAAGAATTCCATCCTTTTTAATTCTAGCGCCCATTTCGTATTTTAATGAATTTATTCTACCACGATATATTTTTGCTGTGAATAATTCTTTTTTAGTATCTCCAATTAAATCAAATTCTAAAGAGTTGCCTTTTGATGGAAATTCTACAGATTCGGAAAGAGTTCTTTTAATCATGTTGAGCAAATCATCAGCTTCTTTTTGTGATAATGTCTTTTTAGGGGTCATCTGTCGTTCCTTTCAAAACACCAGTTCGATAAAAGGCGTTTTTTTATATAGGAATCACAATACGCTTTTAAACTCCATAATCTTTTCATCATATCCAGCCAGCCTTGCAATCTGGCTTTTTGTCATGCCTGGATTCTCATAGATTAAAGAATCTGGTATTAGAAGTTCTGCTGCAAAAATATTCGCTTCTATTTCATTGGTAGAAGATAATAGAAGAGTCTTATTTCTGATAAAGTAACAATTTTCTTTTCTATGAAGAATGGAGTGTGCCAATTCATGGGCCATTACAAGGTTCAGTTCATGTTCTTCCAAATCTTCATTCAGAAAAATGCACTTGTGATTTTTCAGAAACATATAGCATCCAGCTCGACTTCCCAAAGGTCCTAATTGAACTTCGACATTTAAACAGTTTGCAAGTTCAAAAGGATTTCTTGTATTAAATTTCTTTATGTAGTATTCAACTAAACGCTTAATATCGTTTGTTCTCAATTTATACACCTACTTTTTATTTTTGTTAGGGTTGTACTTTTCTTTGTTAATCGGTTTTAATCTTCTCATCATCAGCTCGATTTGTCCAAGAAGCAAGTCGATATCTTCTTCTGGAATAGCTTGACCATCATAAGAAGCAGGACCTGCTTCATTGTTTTTTAACTTATTTCTGATGTTTTCCATATCTTTTGCAATGTCGCGCTCATCTTTCGCCGTGAGTGATGACGGATTATCACCATTAGATGCTCCAGACATTAAATAATCCAACGATACGCTGAAGTAATCAGCGATTTGCTGGAGCTTGTTAACATTTGGTTGACTTGAACCTAATTTGCTTATGTACCCTTTTCCAAAATTAAGCTCGTTTTCCAATTTATTCATTGAAATTCCATGTTCTTTGCACAGATGTTTTACGCGTTCTCTCAGTGTCATATGTAGACTCCTTTCAAAAATCTGAAAAAATCGCAAAATAGTCCTTGACATTCTGAAATTATCGCGTATAATGTGATTATAGGGTTCTGAAAAAATCGCAAAAAATTGCGATAATAAGAATGCTGGAATTTATTTTGTAATTTTGCTTGACAACTAGATTATAGAATATTTTCAGAACTTAGTCAATATAAAATTGTGATGTTTTCAGAACTCAATCAAAAAGAAAGGAGTGATTGATACGGAAAATAATATTTTCGACAAGGTATCTAAGAAAGCTGTAGAAAAAGGTATTTCCATCAACTTATTAGAAAGTCGTGCTGGTGTTTCCACCGGAAGCATTTATAAGTGGAATACAGTTAGTCCTACAGTAAGAAGCTTATCCAAAGTAGCAAGGGTACTAGGATGTACCATTGATGAATTATTAGAGTAGGAGGAATTTATGGCAGATGAATGGCTCGGAAGAGCAATCAATGATTACCTGACAGAAAGAGGTATCAAACAGATTTTTTTATCACAAAAAACAGGGATACCGAAACATAAGATCTGTAGTTCGCTGAATGGCAAGAGACGGTTTACTTTTGAAGAATATGAGCTGATCTGCGGAGCCCTTGAAGTGAATACAGACAAGTTTATCAAACCAAAGAAATTGTGAAGGAGAAAAAGATGTCTAAGAAAAGTCAAAAAAGTTTGTATGAAGAAATGGTAGAAGATTTATCGAAGTTCGTTATTCGCACTGCGAACAAGGATAACCCAACACCAGAAGAGCTTATAGCAATGACTGAAATGGCAAAAATGCTATTCAGGACAATTTAAAAGTCCTGAGTATAAACTCAGGACAAAAGACTAATGGCTTGTACTTTTATGGTTTGCAAGGATTGTTCCTGCTTTAGATTTTGCGGAAGCTGATTTGCTTGTGGAAAGAGTTTTTCCAGCTTTGCTGACTTTAGCAGATGGCTTGCATGATTTTCCTACATTTAATGAACTGTTTGAGATGGTGATGAATGACTAGCCGGTTCCAACCCGGTTGAATGCAGAGGACAGTGATAAATAGAAACGAGGTGAAGAAATGAGAAATATGGAATTCAGAAGAAGAGAACGAGAAATTTTACATAATTATATGGAGTTTTTGGCAGCTAATCACAAAGAGATAGAGCCAGCCATAATGACTGACTCTATATGTAAGTTGCACAGCGAATTAAATTCCACCACTAATATTAGCATTAAGTTTTGCGGAATTATTCTTGCTATCTTGCTTGCGAATCTTGCGGTAGGCTTCTTCGTACTTATCAGCAATTTCTTCAGGAGTAAGGTTTGACAAATCCTGATTTCGCAAGTAGCGCATGGCTAATGCTTCGCATTTTGTGCTTGGAAACGTAGCCATATCATTTCTCCTTTCCTGTTTACTCAGACATGCCAGTGCCCTGTATTTACAGTATAGGAGATAAGGAAACAAATGACAATAAAGATTCAACAAGAAAGAGGTGCGATAAAAATCAACTGGAACAAATTTGCGGAGTTGTTTGAAATTTCCGATGGCGAAAAAGAATTTTTTGAAATGATTTACCGAAGACGCACCATATACAGATGCGTCATAGGAATTCTGATAATCATAATAATCGTGTTGTTATTAACGAGGTAATAACTGACGCAACGATGGAAATTATAAGCGGCCAAAGCTTACTGTCAAAGAATTTCTTTCTACGGTAAGCACAGTAACGGAAGTATTTTTCTGTAAGAGAAAAAGTTCTTTCCGGCGCTTCATCAGATGGAGTTGTGTCAATAAAAGAATAATTGCTTGATATTAGTTTATATCTCATTAGCGGCTTTTCGGATTTGCCAAGAAAACCTGATGTAACTGTTTTCTTAAACCTCATACAGAACAACTTAAATTTTTCTGGGAATAGCAAGCAAATTTCATCAAAATCAGAACTCATACTTTTTCTCCTTTGTTTTTGATAACTACATTATAAAGGAGGGAGAAAGGTAAAACAAGATAAAACGAGATAAAACAAGATAACAGGAGGTAATATGAACGAATTAAAAATTTTTAATAATGAAGAGTTCGGTAAAATCCGAACAGTGACAATTGACAATGAACCGTGGTTTGTCGGGAAAGATGTGGCAGAAGCATTGGGGTATGTCAAAGCAAGAAATGCCATTGCAAATCATGTGGAAGAAGATGACAAAAAGGATGCCCCAATTCAGGGCGGCCTTGGTGGCACTCAATCGATGACGATCATCAACGAATCAGGTCTTTATGCCCTTATCTTCGGTAGCAAGTTGGAATCCGCAAAAGAATTCAAACACTGGGTGACATCCGAAGTTCTTCCCACC